CGCCTAAGATATACGTATTACTGTAGTGTTCTACAATCTTTTTCCAAGTGCCAGCAGTGCTATGGTGCGCTTCATCTATGATTATCAAATCTGGGCAGGGCAAGGTCGCGTCGGCAAGACGATTTATGAGTGATTGAACGCTACACACTTGCGCGTTAAGGTAGTACTGCTTTCTCTTTCCGCCGCCAATGATGCCGTGCCGAATTCCGAAATCTGTTAATGAATCGGATATTTGAGTTATTAGCCCTTTTTTGTGCACCAAAAAGAATACAACCTTACCTTTTTCGAGTGCCATTTTTGCGGCATACGTGAACGTATACGTCTTTCCGCCGCCAGTTGGCAGCACAAAAAGCACGCGCCTTGCGCCAGCGGCATAAGAATTTCTTATATTATCGTATGCCGATTCTTGGTATTGTCTAAGCTTTATTTCCATCAGTCTTTTTGGCATTTAGCACTTTGTTTATCTGCCCCCAGATTATTAAAGTTTTTGGTACTTTAAATTTCCAAGAATAAAGTGTCATGGGACTAATGCCTGCCTGCTTGCAAAGGTTGTCGATTGTGATGCCTTTAGCTTTTGCGCGCGCCGAAATTTCTTTAAATAATTCTGTCTTTTCCATATCTTTTTTTTATAAAAATTATTATAATAAACTCTTATTACTTGCATGTTTCTATAAAAATATTGATACTTACAATGATATTACTATTTATTTTTTATAAAAATTTTATTAAATGGAATCTAAGTTACACGCTGCGATAATCGCAGTAATGTCTGAGGTTAGCTACCTAAGAGATGACAAAACTATCGGGTCTGGCGGTGCTGCCTACAAGGGAATTTCGGATGAAAAAATGAGAAAATCGCTACAGGGCGCGCTTTGTAGAAATCGTCTAACGGTAATCCCAACAGACGTTGTTTCAACAGTTCAGGTGGACAGGTGGACGGATGAAGACAAAAGGCAAAAACAACAGCTAATCCTCACAGCTGTAGTTACTTACAAAATTACGCACGCTGATACAGGAGAAAGCGAGCTAATGAAAAGTATAGGTATAGGCATAGACGCAGCAGATAAAAGCGCGGGGAAGGCGTTAACCTATGCGCTAAAATACGCGCTGCTGAATCTGTTCCTAATCCCCACGGGCAACGATGCAGACCAAATTCACAGCGACGATGTGGAAGTTCCGCAAAAAGAATCGATGAACCCAGCGCACGCGAAATGGGCAGACGTGAAGCTCAAAATAAAAAGCGGTGATATGACGGTAGAAAAGCTTCGCAGCTGGTATTCTGTAACTCCCGAAAACGAAAAGGACCTAAATGCCTAAAAATGGACACGTTACGCCGTCTAATTTTTCCAAAATTATGACAATGGCACAGTACAAAAAAATACTGAAAGACAAAAAAGAAGTACTTGAATTTTCTGTAACCGCGCAAAAATACGCGGTTACAGTATGCAGGGGCTTCTTAGGTGTTGAAGATAGAGAAATTACAGCGCGCGCGCTGGAGCACGGCAAGACATATGAGCCAGTTGCGCGCGAAGCATACGAGTTTGAAAATATGATGATAGTTGCGCCGATTATCGAGCCGATATATCACCCAAAATTCCGTTTCGTTTGTGGAATGCCCGATGGGCTCGTTGGTGATGATGGAATTTTAGAAATAAAATGCCCCGAAAATCCCGACAACCATTTTATGAACGTGACGGAAGGTATGCAAATAGAAGAATACTACGCGCAAATTCAAGGGTATATGTGGATAACTGGTCGAAAATGGTGCGATTTTGTTTCTTACCATCCTTACTATCCGAAAAAACATAGGCTTTGCACTCATCACGTCGATAAAGACGAGGTTTATATCGATGTTTTAGAACGTAAAATTTTATCGTTTTTTAACCTTGTTTTAGACACGATGAAACAGTTTTCGGTCGAAGAGTCGGAAAATATGAAGAAACTTTCATATATAGCATAAAAATACAATCGTCTGATTAATTAGCGGTTATGTAAAAATGACCGCTATTTTTATGTTTTTAAACACAACTATAGAGTGTACGACGTGTAACACTTAGTATTCTAATAATCAATAGGTTATAATCAAGTGTTACCGATTTTGGCAAATGTTACAGGGGCTTGTAACGGTGTAACGCCGTATGGCATTGAGTTGTTACAATGTTACGCTTTTTGACGTAATTCCATATACATAAGAAGAAATAAATATCCGCTCTTATGTATATATATTTAACTGTAACATTGTAACATTGTATAGAAAGGTAGTGGTAGTCGGCGTTACACCGTTACAATTTTTTGTAACAGGCTGTTAACAATGTAACGCCCATTCTATCGAGGTTTTTTATTTTTTTTATTAAAAAACTTGATTTTATAGGCAAAATAACCTATATATGTAGTATGAAAATGACTAAATTAAACGTCAAATGCGATGGGCTGAACCCTGTCAATCAAGACTTTTATGTTCTTATTGCGCCGAAATCCGTAGAGCTGTTCGAGATTGATGGCGTGGAAGAAACGACTGGGCTAACAAAGAAGGCAGCTCTTAGGTATCCAGAAACGCCAGAAGACGCGTACATTTACGGTTTAGTTAACGCAACCGCAAGTGGGGATATTTTCTTTTTTACCAACATTAGCAGATTATCCTTAGAATTGACAAAAACGGGGCTTGCTGCTATTATCTCCTATCTTGGGCATGAAGTGTACCACTTGTCAAGAATAATTCAAGCAAGGGCTGTTTTTGGCGATAGTTTCTTGTTAGATGATTGGGATTTGTTGGCAGTAGAAACAACCGAAGCCGATACGGCGGAATTAATTGAAGCGATTTATTTGCAGATTGCCCCGATATTTGAGGCGATATATAAAATTTACACATGAGTTACACAGTAGAGATGTTGGAAGAGATTGCGCTGGCAGCAATCGAATTAGAAGGATTAGTTTTTGTGCAAGACATAGCAGTGTTTTTGCCATGCTGCCGAGCAACTATGTATAATTTTGGCATAGATAAATTAGATAGCGTAAGGAATGCGCTTACAAAAAACAAGTGCACGCTAAAGCAAGCTCTCAGAAGGAAATGGGAAAAAAGCGACAATGCAACGCTGCAAATTATGCTGTACAAATTAATCGCTGATGACTTTGAATTTTCAAGGCTCGCAGGCAGCAAAAACGAAATATCCACAACAGGCAACCAGCCTGTTGTTTTTGAAATTGGCATAATCGGAGACGATAGGCCACTTTTGTATGAACCAAAAGACGACGATGTATGATGTTATGCAATCCAGTTTTCCACTGGAACTACACAACGACAGCGGACATTGTGATAAATCAAGGCGGAACAAGTAGCTCAAAAACTTACAGCATTATGCAAGTGCTGTTTAAGATTGCACTCGAAACGCCTGGCACCGTAATTACCGTATGCGGACAGGATGTTCCGAATTTGAAACGCGGTGTAATTCGCGACGCTGTCAGCATTATAGCTTCGTTTCCGCTTTTGGCTTCGCTGATAAAAAGCTACAATCATTCGGAAAAAACGTATACTTTCCAAAATGACTCAATCATAGAATTTGTAAGTTACAATAATTCGCAGGACGCGAAAAGCGGAAAGCGCGATTATTTATTCGTAAATGAAGCTAACGGTATTAGTTACGAAATATATTACGAACTTCAAATTCGCACACGTAAAAAAGTGTACTTGGACTACAATCCAAATGCTGCGTTTTGGGTGCACGAAAAGTTACTGCCGCTAATCGGAGACCCTGAAAGCGAAATAAAAGTGGTTCGTTTTATATCGAATTACACCCATAACAAATACTTAGATGCTGGTGTAATTAAGAAAATAGAAGCGATGAAAAGCGACCCGAATTTATGGAGGGTCTACGGTCTCGGGTATACTGGAAAAGTTAAAGGATTGATATTTCCGCGCTGGGAGCAAGCTTTTACATTTCCAGAAGATTGCAATAAAATTGCATACGGCTTAGATTTTGGTTTCTCACAAAGCAGTTGCGCGCTTGTAAAAGTTGGCATATACGACAGGCAAGTATTCGCAAAGCAACTCGTTTACGAGACAGAGTTAAGCAACCAAGACCTAATCGAAAAGATAAAATCGTTTGGCATTACGAAAGAACCGATTTATGCTGATAGTGCCGAGCCGAAAAGCATTGCCGAAATGAGGAAAGCTGGCCTGAATGTTATCGCTGTCAACAAAGCAGGCGATAGCGTAAAGTTTAGTATAAATAAGCTAAACGAATACAGCGCAATAAACGTAATCGGGTTGGATTTTGTAAAAGAAATTTCTATATATGCCTACAAGAATGACAAGCCAACAAAAGAGCATGACCACCTTTTAGATTCGCTTCGATATTATATTTTAGGGAATGAAGGCCGCGTTTCCAACAACTTCAAATTATACTAATGAAAGCTGAACTCATCTTAAAAAAAATCAAGGCACTTCACGATGCGATAGATTGTATCGAGAAAAAGACCAGAGCGCATATCCGTTTACTGCTTCACCTAAAAGCGTGTACGGTAACGGTTAATTTAATATTTAGAGACGAGAGGATTGTATCTCGACAAATAGAAGGGGCTTTCCCAGAGCCAGAAAATATTGACATTCCTGTCGAAATTGACGCGCCGTTATTCCCGACGCTGCCAATTGAAAAAACCGATAACATCAAAAAACCAATCCATGATTAACATAAAAATTGCGGGCCAATCTTATGGGCTTCCATCTTTGCGCGAAATTAAACTATCTCGGTTTGTTGAGTTCTTGACATTCTTAGACTTAGAGCAACCAGCATTCATGCGCAATCAAGAATTGAAGCATAATGCTGGTTCTGAAATGTTATTCTTTGCGAAAGAATTGCAATTCTGGACAGGTTGCAATTTAAAGATATTGCGTAGATGCGGAGGTTCAGAACTGTACAGCATCTGGGCAATGCAACAGGAGCAGCTTCGACAAACAGAAGACAAGAGCTACAATTGTTTTTCTATAAATAGTCAGTTGTATTTTTTGCCAAAAAGACTGATGCAACTTTCTACCATAGAAGACTATGCAGAAGCTAATGAATACGAAAAGCAGTTCTCGGAATTGAAGGATGGCGTATACTCTTCTTTGCCATTTATCGCAGCTGTGCTTTGCCGAAAAGAAAACGAGGGGTTTGACGATTACGATGTTGAAGAGCGCGCCGCGATTTTTGCAGAAGAATTAACTGCATACGACTTGTTCCAAGTAGGTTTTTTTTTGCTGAGACAAAGCGAGAAATTAGCGAAAGATTTGCAAATCTATACAACGAGCATGACCATCGCGCAATTAAGGCAGGTGTTCGAGAGTTGATAGAACCGTTCGGATGGTTCGCCACTTTTGCTATGCTGGCGAACGACAATGTTTTAAAACTTAAAGAAGTGTCAAAAACTCAGCTATATACGGCGTTGACTTTCTTAAGTTTGAGCAGCGCAAAGGCGGAATTTAATAACCGATTATCAGAAGTAAAACAATGACAATAGCGCAATTATCAAATATGTTTAATTTAATAGTAAGCAATACGGCGGACTTTAAATTCTTTCATATCGGCTGGCCAAACGATATGAATTTAAACATACAAAACAACAGCGACCCCACCGCAAGCACTGGTTCGCGGTTTCCGTATCTGCTTTTATTGCCGCCGCGAATCGATTCGCGGCTAACTGGGTCGCTGTCGAGAAGTTTGTATAAAACGTATTTTTGTGAGTTTATAATTACGGACACATACGCGTATGCGGAATCTCAACTTACGTACAAATCGGACACGACCCTTGATGTTTTGTCGAAGCTGGAGTTCATATCGCAAAAGTTGATGAACTACATAAATCAATATAGTGATTACAGCGATGTCCAATTTGTAGTTTCGGATTACAAAACAGACCTTGACCCTTATCGTTTTTCCGCAAACACGCGTTCGATTCGCGTAAGTTTTGACGTTACATTTCCGAGTGCTTGCCCCGTTTCAAATCTCGACTTATCGTTTATGCCTTTGAGTTTCGAGCTTTTGCCATTGCTGGATTTAGAAAACCTAAACCCATAAAAAGTGAAAGACACGTTCGACCGATTAGCGGCAATAGTGATAAAAGAAATTCGCGCTCAACTTCAAATCGCTGGGCACACGATGACGGGCGCACTCTCTAATTCTATAGAGCACCAAATAGTTGGCAGCACCATAGAGATTTGGTTAGAAAATTACGGAATCGCTTTAGACCAAGGCGTTCCGCCTGAGCGCATTCCTTTTACCGAGCCATCTGGAAGGGGCGGACGTTCTTTGTATATCGAAGGGTTGCAGCGATTCGCGCAAATAAAACTTGGGGTTACCGACCAGCGCGAAAGCTTGGGCATTGCTTTCGCGATTGCCAGAAAGCAAAAACTAAAAGGTCTTCCAATCGCGGGGCCTACAGAGTTTTTGCAAAAGACAATAAATGCTACAGCTGCAGAGGTTGCTACCTTTGTGGAAAATTGGGCAGAGCAAATATTTATAACTCAAATTGAATTACTAATACAAACTATTAGAAAATGATAAACTTTGAATTGACACCATACAATTTTTCGGACGCGACAAGCGTGCAAGCCTCGTATCAAACCGCGCTAAATACTTTAGCGTATGAATCCAAGGCAGTGCTTTTTAAAATGCCTGTTTATTCTGTATTTGTTGTACCTACAACTTTAGAAGCTGCATACAACGCGGCTAACGATGTAAAGAAAAACAGGATGATGGAAATTTCAAAGCAGGTGATGAGTGTATCTGTTGCGCAAGACTTTAACGCAGCGTATTTGTTAATCTACAACTTAGAATATTAGAATGAAGAAAACTATATTATTCGTAAATGCTGGTCATGGCGGAATGGCCGATAATGGAGAAACGCTAACGAACCCGATTGACGGCAAAAAAACGCTACACAAAAACGGAAAATTCTATCACAAAGGCAGTTGGTTTTACGAAGGCAGTAGCAACCGTGATTTTGCGTTGGAATTTATCGCGAAAGCGTCCGCCGCTGGATTTGTGTGCATTCCTGTTTTTGAACCACAGATTGACAACGACCGACGCGCTCGAATATCTTTCGCAAACAAGATAGCCGAAACGCGTCGTACATTATGGCTTTCGTTTCACAGTAATGCAACAGCCGTTTCGACTGCTCCGCAAAACTCAGCAGAAGGCGCGTGCTGCTTTGTTGGAAATTTAGCAGGTGTCGGCGGCCAGTTGGCTAATTCTATTATGCCAGAAATTGAAAAGGTTTTTGATAAATGGGGCAGCGGCCGACGCGCAAAGTTGGTCCACAATACTGCGCTCGACGAAACTACGCGAACCACAATGCCAGCGATTTTATTCGAGCTTGGATTTTTCGACAATCCAAAAAATGCCGATTTGCTTATAAATCCTGAATTTAGAGCAGAGGTTTTGAGCGCATTGGTTGCAAAACTCGTAGAGCTATGCCAGTAGTTTCAAACCCGATTTACAACCCGACGAGCGCGTACCAGCCAATTTTGTACAATGTTTTCTATACAGCCACGCCCGATATTGTAAAATATTGCGAGTTTAAAGTTTTTGTAAACGGCACCAGCATTGGGATAGGAAGAAAAGTATACTACGCTACCAATGCGGCATTCGGTTCAGTCGAATACTATTTCGATATTGATATACAAGAATACTTGCAACGCTGGCTCGCGCCAAATAGAAATAAATCTTCAATGTTTGGCGCGCTTGGGGCCGCTACGCAAGTCGATAATATCGATGCCTATGCAGATGTGTATGTAGAATTTAGGTATTTAATTTTATCGGCAACGACTGGTAAGATTTATGAAGCGCCTTCATTCGACACATCAGATATCAGAGTAGTCGACATGGCGACGCGGCAAAACGGCGAGGCTCGAAGTTTTTCGGAATTTATCTGGACGCCTCCAAGTGTGCCCGCTCGATTTTTATCCAACATGCCAATTCAGCAAAGTATTTGCAGAAACGGGAACGCGTTCATTTCTTTCATGTCTGGATGGAATTGGATGAGGTTGCAAACCTTTAATTCTTCGGGTATACAAATTACAGATAGCTACGCCCCCACAGGTGGCAGCACAACAGTTGGGCACACGACAGTAGGAGCAGGAATTGCCCAGCTGCAAAATGTAGTTTGGTTTAATGGTATGAATCCGAATTTCACTGGAGCTGTGTTTTATGGAATCACTTTTGGCGTGGGCATTATCGCTACCCCAACGACAATATTTTTTATTGGCAATCAGATTCAAAAGCTTTATAAAATTGAAGACTGTTGCTCTAAAAAGCTAAAGCTATTTTGGTTAAATCGTCTTGGCGGCGTGGATAATTTCGACTTTTGCTATACTGATTTGCAGCAAAAAACAGAATCCCAAGTTTTTGAAAAGGCCTTATCTTGGCCGCACTTGCAGTCCGATTTTGGAAAATCGGCAACGAATATAAAAGCGGAGCGGTCTTATGCTATTCAGGATAAAGTTAAAAACTTGGACATGGATTGGCTTCGCGAGCTGTTCGCAAGTGCTGAAATTTATATTCAAAATCCTGATGGTTCGTTACAGTACTGGCGTGTAACTATTCCACCAGCTTCGTTTTTAGAGAAAAAAAACAAAGGTGTTGTTGATATTGAATTTGAGGTTTTGATTTCTCAGGACGTTGTTACGCATAGAATATAAATCCTATTTTTTTGTACTTGGCATTGGCTAACTAAAAATAAACTATATGGCTATTTTGAATGCCGAAACTTTGTCACTTTTATCGGGAACGTCTTGGAATTTGACTGGGATAGAAACCAATGGAATTTTAGGTACACCGACAAAAGCGCAACGGTTTGACTTTGGCGGAATAACGACAATGTCTGGAGTTATTTCTATCGTTGCAGACCAAGAAGTAAACGATGTAGATTTTTTGGGTGGACGTTTTACGGCTACAATTTCGGCAACGTTCGAGCTATTGAATTTAAAGAACGTGTACCTTACTGCTCAACAGCGAATTTCCACTTTAGACTTAATAGGTTCTACTTTAAATATAGCCTACCCTAATCACATTGAAACGTACACTAAAATAATATGAGGAAGCTAACAATTGATGGTGTGGACGTGGATTTGCCTACCGATTTTAATCCCTCGTTTTCTTACGAAATAAACGACGATGGTATTATTTTGTGTGCACGCGCGAAGCGTTCTATTAAACTTGCTTCGACAACCACGAATGATACGCTGTTTGAGGACTGGGGAGTGGTCGCAACGCTTAATCCAAAAGCGACAACGCTAAAACCATTCAATTTTGAAGCTGGCGGTATTACACTTTTATCGGGCCAGGCGCAATTACAACAAGCTGAACTAATGTCAAATCGCAGCAGACAGCGAGCGCAAAATTACGAAGTTGATTTGTTCGGCACCAATGCGGATTGGTTCTTTTTGCTAAAAGATTTAAAGCTTTCGGATTTAGAGTATACCGATAAAATATACAATCTTGCGGCGGTTGTTTCGGGTTGGATTTCGAGCTATGACGCAGGCGATGAAACTGGATTTTGTCTAGTAAAATGGAAAGAATGGAATACGCCTGGCGTTGTCGACATTGACGAATTTACGCCATTTGTTTTTATCAAAACGCTTTTAGATAAAGCATTTTCGACAATCGGATACAGCATAGTTTCCAATTTTATGTCGACTGATAATTTCAAAAAGCTGATAATGCTTGCGCCCCTGCCAGCCCGTTATCCTCAGCAATTTTCTATAGAATACATAAACGTTGGGCTGTACCAGCCGCCAGCAAATATTTCTTCTTTAAATTCTGCTTACCAATTTCCTGTACAAAATCAAACGCCAATCTTTGGCCCTAATCCGTACAGCTCGGTTACAGGATTTTATACGGCGCCGTTTTCGGGCTATTACGAAGTAGATATTTCTGTAGCAATTATTTCGACAATCGGAACGTGGGGACTTACGCTTTTAGCGTCCGTAGATGCGAATGTTGTTCCGCCCGATTCTACATTTCAAGTACTGTTTGGTCTTGCGCAAACAGGCAGTAGGTCTAGTCGCATTACTTCAAATGTGATTTTTCTAAATGCAGGCCAAACAATTGGACTCGTAAATTTTATAGGAGCAAGCGACGTTACCACGACATTTGAAATTAGCTTCAATATTCGCGGTGAAGCTGACGCTACTTTTGGAACATTTATAGCATTTCGATACTTGTTTAATAATTACAAATTATCTGATATGATAAAAGGCTTGCAGCAAATGTTCAACCTCAGATTTGAAGCTGACACTGAAAGACAAACGGTAAGAATAGAACCTGCGGACGCTTATTTGTATTTCAACAATTCGACACCAGTGAGCTCGGTTGGCGGATTTTACAGAAGCACTGGCATTGAACAAATTGAAAACTTAGACTTGCAAGGCGAAGCAAAGCTATACAGCGTAAGCGACCAAGCTCAAAAGCAAATATTTAAATACATAACAGAAGGCGATACAGACGAATTTGTAGATGGAGAAAATCCGCTTGGCTTTTTTGCTGCGCAACACAAACTGCCTGATAGTAAATTTAATGACGCGACCAATGAAAACGAAAATGTTTTTTTTGCTAAAACCATTAACGAAATCGACAGCGATTTAAGGGATGCGATTTCGGGTGTAGATATTCAACTTCCTTTAATCTATCCTAAAAATTACGTTTTAGACCCCACCGCGATAGAGGCAAATTTCGATGTATTGCCGCGAATATTATATTTTGCAGGAATAAGGGCAGGTGATGGGGTTATAAATTATTCTTTTTTGGGAGCCCCGTATGCGCGACCTTTTGCGTTTATGGTAAACTATTCTAATTCGCTCGACTGGAGCTTGTCGTTTGCGGATGAAAAAGTAAGGGGCGTGACGGTATTGGGATTGCTAAGCTCTTTTTATTTACAAGATTTTGCGAGGCGAAGAGTATCAAAACGCTTGGAAGTTTCGTATTTCTGGAATAGCCTAAGCATGTCGCGGCTAACTTTTAGGGATAAGGTTACAATAGACAGCGTCGAATATGTGCTTCAAAAAATTGATGGGTACAAGCCGCTTGGCGATTCGAGCACTCGAACTATTTTGATTTTAGACCAAAGCCCTGAGCAAGAAGATGCGGAGGCGATTGCTGGCGGCGGCGTTCGCGGCTTAGTTAGCTTAGTTATATAAATAAAAAAAAAGGCTCATCGAATCTGATGAGCCTTTTTTTTATGATTTTAGTTGTGCGATTTTCTGTTGGCACCACGCGATGCGCGGCGGAATGTCGCGCGGCGTAAATAGGTAGAACATGAAGCGTTTGTCTCCCCAACGCAGGCTTCCGTTCTTAACTCGCAAATCATGTTCTATAATTCCCACGACCAACAAGTAACCCTCTTCTGTTACCGAGGCCGACCGTCGCAGCCATGCAAGCGGCACGCACATGCCGAATACAAATTTCTTCCCTCTATTGTTTTCCTTTAGCTCGATTGCGAGCTTTTCTAATGTTTCAATTACGACACTTTTTTGTAAGCTCGTTAGCTCGGTAATTTCCATTGTTGTATTTTTATAGAGTAGCCGCTACCCTGATGAGTGAATGCTTAAAAAAGATTGCCCTCGAAATCGAATACTCTTAGACTTGCTGAACCCTCAATCCACGCTGGTAGCTCGGTAAGTAAGTTGTTTTTACAATGCAATATCCTCAACTTTGTCAGCTGCGCCAAACTTTCTGGCAAGGCTTTAAGCCGATTATTGCTACAATGTAGGTAATGTAGCTTACTGAGCTTACCCAAGCTTTCTGGCAGCTCGGTGAGTTGGTTGCTGCTACAGAAAATCTCGAGTAAGTCTGTTAGCTCCCCAATCCACTCTGGCAGCTCCGTAAGTCCGATGCAGTTCAAAAACAGGACTCGCAAGTTGGTTAGCTGCCTTACCGTTTCTGGCAGCTCGGTCAGCTTGCCATATACTTGCAGCGACCGCAAGTTCGTCAGCCTTTCCACTCCCTTCGGCAGCGCATTGCCGCGCGCCGTGAGGTTTAAATCACTAACTTGCATCAACCACGATAAGTGCTTAACGCTTATTGCGTACTCGCACTCCAACAGCAGCTCGCCCCAAGCGTCCCGAAACAATTTTTGAAACGGCAAGCCTTGCCCTTTGCATAGTAGCTGGGCAAGTTCAATGTGCTGTTTGTCGCCTGTTTCGATGAGTGCGACTATTTTTTGTCGCATCTCTTTTTCTTCTGGTGTCATGCTTGGAGTTGCTCGATTTTTTGTTGACACCATGCGATGCGAGAAAAGTCGTCAAATGGCTCAAACATATACTGCTCCCACGCCGACCCTTTTGGTAGCTCCGCGTTTTTAGCCAGAATCTCATTTTCTATTTGCTCTTCTAAGAAGAGGAACTCCACTTGGTGGAGTTCTCCACGGTCTACCATGTTTTCCATGGGAACACGTAGCGTACATACGGGGTTTTTTTCAATATAAGCAGCGATTTTTTGGAACGCTGCGATTTTTGCGCAATTGGTTAATACTATCATGATGTGTTTTTTTTATAGAGTGATAAAATTCCTTTAAAATATTGAAAGTTTATAGATACTTTCTCTATTTGTTGTTACAAAGATAAGCTAAGTTTTTGAAACCTGCAAACATTTTATAAAATAATTTATAAATAATTTTAGATGAAAGTAATTGGCTTAAAAATAGAAATCGAGGGGCTATCTGACATTACAAAAGAAGTCGTGAAACTCGAAATGGAATTAAAAGATTTACAAACGCAGCTAAAAGCTACAGAAGTTGGAAGCGAAGCGTATATCGAGCTTCGCAATCAAATTGCAGCAACAACAGAGCAGTTGAAAAGCGCGAAAAAAGAGCAGCGCGATTTCGTAAAAGGCGCAACGGAAACAAAAGAAGCGGAGGGAAGTTACTTTTCGCTAAGCAAACAGCTTGCAGAACTAAGGAAGCAGTACAAAAGCCTTTCGGCTGCTGAAAGGGATAGCGCAAAAGGCACGGAGCTGCAAAAGAAAATACAGTCGCTCGATGTAGAGTTAAAAAAAATAGATGCTGGGGTAGGCCAATTTAATCGCAATGTGGGCAATTATCCAAAAGGTATCGGTAAGATTGTCAAGGGTTTAGAGCAAGTAATTCCGGGATTTGAAAATCTTTCCAAGCAATTACAGACAAGTTCGGGCAAACTAAATATTTTCGGCAAAGCCCTCGTAGCTGGGTTCGTTGCCTTTCAGGCTGCAAAGCTTATTTCGCAAGCAGTCAAGGCCCTCGACGAATTTGTGAGCAAAATAAACGAAACGAGAGAAACCGTAGCCGAGTTTTCTGGCGCGTCGGGTGCTGAATTAGATAAAGTCGCAGCCGCTGCAACAGCGATGGCCACTACATTTGATGTAGATGCTAAAACGATAGCAGAAGCAGCGCAAGCACTTAGTAAAAATTTAGGAATCGGCTTTGAGGAGGCTTTAGGTAAGCTCGAAGGCGCACTCGTGGAAGGGCGCGGCAACGCTGACGACTATCTAAAAACGATAACAGAGTACCCAGAAGCGTTTCGTGCCGCGACTGGTGAAGTGACAGAATTTTCCGAGCGTAATAAATCGCTTCTTGCTACAAATAAAGAGCTTGCAATATCGCAAGTCGATGTCGCGAAGCGACTTACAGGAGTAACGGACAGTTTAAAGCAAGCAGGAAACGCGATTTACACAGGGCTATTTCTTATTCTTGCGCAGTTAATAGATATTTTCAAACCTGTTGGGGCAGCTTTTAGTAGATTATTTGCTGCTGTATCTAATTTTTCGCAAGTATTTAGCACAGCTGGGGAGAAAGTAGATGTATTCGCAGCGATATTAGATTTCGCAATTATACGACCATTCAAAGTTATTGCATTTATATTTAGCGCAGTTGCCGACACGCTAACTTATTTGCTGTCTGGGCTAAAGTCTATAGCTGCCGAAAGCCCTGCGCTTCAAAAAGTTTTTCAATTTCTGAGCGACGTTGGAACGCAAGTAGCTTTTGTATTTAATAATTTGCCAAGCATTTTTGCTGGTGTCATCGCTGCTTTAAAGCAATTAGCTTTAAACTTCACCAACTTTTTCAAGACACTTTCGCTGGATGCTCAAATTTTTGGCAGCCAAATAAAGGAGTTTTTTGGCGCAAATGTGGACGCTGCAATAGCAGAATTAAGGCGCCGCAGGGCAGAAATACAGGCAGAAAGTATTAGCGTTGGCTCGGCTTTCGCGAAAGGTTTTAACGATGCAAAAGCAGAAGCGGACAAAATCGCAGCAGATAGCGCAGCGCAGGCGGCAGCGGAAACGGCAGCAAAAGCGAGACAAGCAGCAGCGACAGAAAGCAATAAAGACTTAAAAGCAAGAATCGAGAAGCAGCGAGAAGCAAATAAAAAAATAGCAGAGGAGCGCAGCAAGTATACAGAGCAAGAAATAAAAGAAGCGCAAAGCCGCGCCGCGCTGCTTGCTGACCTGCAAGCGAGGCTGGTTGATGAAACTATTAAAAATATACAAAACTCTAAAGCTAAAGAAATTGCGGAAATAAATACATCATTTTCCGCTCAGATTAATGCGCTAAAAAAGCAGTATGACGAGCTAAATGCAGTTGCGATAGAGCGCGAAAAAGAACTTAGGGCTACTTTCGGGGAAACGTCGAAGGAACTGCTATCTACCCAGCTTAAAAATAAAGAAGCCTTAGATGCTATCGCCATAGCTCAAAGCAAGATAATTACAGAACTGGAGGCGCAAAAAGTAGTTACACTGCAAAAGATTAACGAGTCTTACAGACAAGAAGAAATCGAAAAAGCAAAGCAACTTGCAGACGATTTGCGCGCATTTAGAGATACAGTGCTGAGCTCTGAAATAGAATTTATACAACAGCAAAGCGACGCGAGATTAAGCGCACAGGAAGAATCTCTAAATAAATACTTAGCATTAGAAGCTGATGCGACAAAGCGAATCGAAGCTATTCGACTTGCAGCAGAAAAGGAGCTTGCAGAAAAAGTTTCGGAGCTTAAAAATGAATTGCAGGCAGTAGACGACCAAGAAGAATTTTTAAAATCTCAGGCAGCTGTAGGTATAGAAATAAAACAAGACGAATACGACGCTGTTTTAAAAGCGAGGCAGCGACTAAATACCGAGCTTAGTGCTTTGGAATTGCAGCAAACAGAAACGATTAGAGCCGAATCGCAAAAGCAAAGAGATTTAAGGAACGCGGAAATTGAAAAAGTCGCAGGATACGCGACGTCGGCAATCCAGATTTTGGACGGCGTTCTTGATAATGTAAACGCGAGACAGGAAGCGCAATTTGAAGAGCAAAAAGAGCGCGGCGATGCGAGGCAAGAGCAGCTTAATACAGACATAGAAAGCGCAACAGGTTTGCGTAAAAAGTTTCTACAGCAACAGCTTGCAGATGAGTTAAAAATGGCTGCGGAGTTGGCGAAAGAGCAGGAAAAAATACAAAGAAACGCGGCCAGAGCGGATAAAGCTATTGCGATAACGCAAAGCTTAATTCAAGGATTTTTAGCAATCTCCAGAGCTGTCGCGAGTGCTCCGCCGCCGTTCAACACGCCCGCAATTGTCGCTGCATCGATTCAAGCAGCGACGCAAACCGCGCTAATTGTAGCACAGCCGCTGGCCGACGGGGGCGCGGTTTCTCCTGTTGTCCTGCCCGATAGCGGCGGCAAAGTTATAGCTGCGCAAAACATCCCAACAACGCGACGCGGCGATAATGTCCTTGTTGCTGCGAGGGTAGGGGAAACGTTTTTAAATGCAAAGCAAACGAATACCTTGCGACCATTTTTGGCAGCCGCGAGGGTGCCTGGTTTCGCGCTTGGCGGAATGATTGGCGGAGTTTCCACGACACCAAATTTGGGCGGAATTGCAAGTAGCGAAGCGGAAACTATGCGAGCATTTAACGCTCGAACAGAGGCCATATCGCAGCAGGTTTTGACGACTAAAGTAGTGTTAGTCACAGACGAATTAGACCGCGATACGCAGCAAAAAAACAGAATTGAGAAAAAAGCAAGATTCGAATAATGGCACACGATAGACAAAATTTAGTACCAAAAACGCACATAGAAGAGATTTTGAGGCATCGCGATTGGGTGGAAAAACTCGCAATGGGGCTGCCTCAGGGCGACGACAGGACGCGTTATTTTTTCGAGATTTACAACACTTACCTTGCGACTGGCAATCGTGAGGAGGTTGAAACTTGCATAAGTTGCAGAGGAAAA